ACTCGTGCTTTATTTGCTGGTGGCTACGTTGGTAGCGGCACTGATGCTGTTGATTACGTTACAATAGCAACTACGGGTAATGCTTTAGATTTTGGTAACTTAACAACTGCTAGAACTAATACGGCTGGATTTGGTTCTTCTACTAGAGGTATTTTTGCTAGCGGTCAAACCGAGCAGACTACTATTGATTATTTTACAATAGCATCTACGGGAAATGCCACCGACTTTGGTGATACTACTGCTACGCTTTACACTAATGCAGGTTTTTCTTCTACTACTAGAGGTATATATGGTGGAGGCGTAAGAGGTGGAACTTGGACTAATCTTATTGATTACGTGACTATTGCAACCACAGGAAATGCTATTAACTTTGGTAACTTAACTGTTTCAAGATATAGTTTTACGGGTGCTTCTAACTCTACTAGAGGATTATTTTTTGGTGGTGCACAGAACGATAGTTTTAATACTGTTGACTATGTGACCATAGCCACGACTGGAAACGCTACTGATTTTGGAGATTTAACAGTTGCAAAGGCAAGCGGTGCAGGTTGTGCATCAACCACTAGAGCCATCTATGCTGGAGGTTATGAAATAAACGTAATTGAATATTTTACTATTGACACTACAGGAAATGGAACCGACTTCGGTGATTTAACCGTTGCAAGGTATTCTTTAGCAGGTTGCTCAGACGGGCACGGCGGATTGTAATAAAGTATTTATTTAAAGTAACAACTATTTAAAGGAGCACTGTGGCTGGTCGTGATATAACCGAAGGTTTACCCGTCAACGTTGGTAACCCTGGTACCGCTGGTTTCTGGATAAACAACGCAGAAGATTTTGACGTTGCTATTGGTGGAGAACCATTTATCCTTGCGCCAACAGATGTAAATCCATATCAAAGAGAAACTGCTCCTTATCGTAAAGAACAGTTTGATAACTCTAAAGAACCAGGTGAGCAATCACTTACTGGTTGGTGGATTCGTTCTCAATCATCATTTCATAGTGGTGCTGGTATTAAGTTTTATGATCCAAGTTCAGGGGAATCTATTGATTATCGTTTTGCCGATTCTCAAGGCGTAGATGTTTGGACCAAGGGACAGGTATCTTTATTAAAAGAGGCTACCTCAGTACATCCAACTACTGGTCCAGTTGTAGGTACAGATCATCAACACCCAAATCAACATCTTCGTACTATCCAATGGAGCAATACAGAGGGTGTATTACTACACGATGAATATGATGTTGATAAGATTTCAGCCAATGGAACTGTAACCCACTTTATTGACTATGTTCCTGGGACAACCGAAAAAGTATACGCAATATGTGATGATGGAATCAATGCCTACTGGGTAACTAATCAAGTACATGGTGGAGCAAATAAATTACATATGTACAAGAAACCATTAACTGGTTCTTCGGCAAGTACTGCAGATGAAACACTTATGTTTCGTGGAGATTCAATTGTAATTACATATGCTAAAATGGATTTTATTAAAGACCGTATTATTCTATGTGTAAACAATAGAGTTTATGAATTAGCAACTAATGCTACCTCATTACCTACCGCAGTTTACACTAACCCAAATACTAATTATCATTATACCTCTGTGGCTGCTTCTGGTCCTGCTATCTACACTGCTGGACATTCAGGTATCTACTCAACTATTCAAAAGTATACGTTAACTACTGGTGGTGCTATGCCTACATTAACTCAGGCATCTGTTGCTGCAGAATTTCCTCCAGGTGAGATAGTTGAAAGAATTTTTTACTATCTTGGTTATATGATGATTGGTACTAGCAAAGGTGTTCGTGCTTCGATCATTGATTCACAAGATGGGTCTATAGCATATGGTCCGTTAATTGTAGAGACATCCCAACCAGTATATGATTTTACTGCTCGTGACCGTTTTGTATGGTGTACTACAGGTGTTGGAACATTAGATGCAGGTCTTACTCGTATTGATCTAAGCACTACAATTGAAGGTGAATCACTTAGATTTGCTTACGCTAATGATTTAAAATTTATTCAATCAACAGAACATTATACAACTGGTGTAACCTTTATTGGAGCAACTAATCGCCTAGCATTCTGTACTGCTTATAAAGTTACTGACGGAGCAATATACTTAGAATCTGCTACCACTTTAGTATCTAGTGGTTATCTAACTACAGGTGCTATTCGTTATGGAACTTTAGAACCTAAGAACTATAAGTTTATTCGTGGTCGTGGTATATTTACTAACGGCGCTATGGATATAGCAACTATAGATTCAAACAATAATACCTATGCAGTTATCACATACAACTCTTCTATTGGTACTCCTGAGGCTGCTACAAATAGCCCTGATGGACCACAGGAGTTTATATCATATAAATTTACGCTCTCACGTAGCGCAAGCAATACCAGTCTTGGCCCAACTTTCAAGGGCTTTCAGGCAAAATCTCTTCCAGCAACTAAACGCCAAAGGTTGATTCAGTTCCCTGTTTGGTGTTACGACGTGGAAACCGATAGATACAATGTACTGGCTGGATATGAAGGCCGTGCTTGGGAGCGTATCCAAAAGTTAGAAGATATAGAAGCCGCTGGCGACATCATTAATGTTCAAGACTTTACTACTGGAGAAAGGGTTCAAGCCTTGGTCGAAAAAGTATCATTTATCCGTAAGACGCCACCTAGTGCTCGTTACGACGGATTTGGCGGTTTATTAACTATCACAGTTAGAACGGTCTTATAATGTCAGCGCAAGATTGGGCAGCCTTTGCAGTAGCCGTAACTACGCTTTTTGGTAGTTTGGCAATAGGAGTTAGACACTTAGTTAAACACTACTTGTCAGAACTTCGTCCGAATGGTGGCTCAAGTGTCAAGGACCAGGTTAATCGACTGGAAGAAAAAGTAGATACTTTGTATCAAATATTAATTCAAAGAGGGAACAATGGTTAAAGTAGTTGATATAGCCAAATCGCAGGTTGGATATACTGAGTCTGGAAATAACAACAATATGTACGGCAAGTGGTACGGGGCAAATAATCAACCATGGTGTGCTATGTTCGTATCATGGTGCTTTGATAAAGCAGGGATAGTTTCTAAGGTTGCAGCCCAAACTGCAAAAGGATTTGCCTCATGTGATGCAGGTCTCAAATGGTTTAGTAAAAAAGGTAAGATAGTCCCAGTTGGCAAAGCCCAACCAGGTGATATAGTATTCTTCCAGTTCGATACTGATGCACAGCCTGACCATGTTGGTATATGTGCTAGTAACGATGGAAAGAAAAACCTTATGGTCTATGAGGGTAATACCTCAAGTGGCAACAAAGGTAGTCAATCAAATGGAGATGGTGTGTATCTAAGGAAACGTGCCTACTCCCTAGTAATGGGCGTTGCACGCCCTTAAAGGATGGTTATGGAAAAATTAATTGCTAAGATAAAGGACCCTAAGACTAAGGCTGCTTTTAAGTCTTATCTACGTGCTGTTCTAGCATCTGCAATCACAATGGGTCTAGCACTTGCTGCTGACCTTGCTCCAGAGCAAGCAATCCTAATCGGCGCATTAGCCGCTCCATTGGCTAAATGGGCTGATAAGACAGAAAAAGAGTATGGCTTGGGGTCCAAATAAATACCCCTAAATAGCCTTTAAAGGCCGTTTTAAGACACGAAGTCCCCCTACCTAAGGTAACTACCCTAGGAAAGGGGGCTTTTTGTCGTTTTGCGCGACTTTTAATTATGGTGTATCTTACCCCATGCGGGAAACCGTGGGGCAGAAACTTCAATTGACGGGTGACGGCAAAAGCCTAACCAGCCTCCCTGACCAACCATAATTTTTATGGGGGGTGGGGGGGCATTTCTTAATTTCAGGGTTCAGGCAGGGCTCGATTGGCGGTAGCCAATAGGGTGTGGTAGGGTTACACCATGAACGAATTACCTAAACATATATCCTATTCTTCTCTTGGAACTTATCAAGAGTGCGGATGGAAATACAATCTAACTAAAATCCAAGGTGTCCCTGAGAAACATGCTGTTTGGTTTACAGGGGGATCTGCTGTCCACAAGGCTACTGAGTATTATGATATTACTCGTCTAAATAATAATCTTTCCGAAGATGCCGAAACTATTTGGAATAATGTTTGGCATGAACAAGTAAGAGAAGATGAAGCACTACATGGAGATATGTTGTCATGGGAGTACATCAAACGTGAGGACATGTCTTGGTGGTATGGAGAAGGTTTATGGATGTTAGATCGCTGGATCCAATTCAGGTCTAGCGGGTGGAATATCTATAAAGACTATATCGAAAAACAGTATGAAGTTCCTTTAGTAGATACTGTTGTTAAGATGGCCATTGACAGGGTAATGACTGACTTTGATGGCAACGTAGTCCTTTTAGATATTAAGACAGGGGCGTCATCTCAGAGACACCCACTTCAACTTGCTACTTATGCGTGGGCTTTGCGCAAAATGGATGGCCTTGAAGTGAACAAAGCAGGTTTCTGGGATGCACGCACTGGTCATGTGACCACTTGGAGTCTTGAACATCTTGCTACTCAAGAGATAGAACATATATACTCTGAGTTTGATAGAGCACGTAAGGCTGAGATCTATTTGCCTAATTTAAGCAACTGTGGTCGTTGTGGCGTGTTATCATACTGTAAGTTTATGAACGGTAAATATACAGAAAAGGAGAAAAACAATGGCTAATGCTAACTTCCAAGTTAGTTCTAAGTTGAATGATGGTCGCATATTTGTGATCGCAGGAGACTCAGCCGATGAGTTCAAGCAAAACTTGACTCATATATTGGGTGATGTCGGTGCTGAGAATTTAATCTCAACCATGGCAGCATCAGTAGAGGGAGCACCTGCTTCATACGAAGAGGCAGTTGGCAACCTTGCAAAAGGGCTAGGCGCTAAACCAGTATCAAGCCCAACACAAACATTTACACCAAGTACTGGTCCATCAGGTCGTGCATGTAAGCATGGTGAGATGACTAAACGTACTGGTGCTGGTGCCAAGGGACCATGGAAAGCGTTCATGTGTCCATCACCTAAAGGAACTCCAGATCAATGTGAGCCAGTATGGATCCGACGTACCGACTCTGAATGGAATTCTTTCTAAAACATGAGAACTTTAGCCCGTGCCGTAGGCAGTAAGGATATTGGTGGTGAACCTCTACCATCAGTATTTCGTACCTTTGATGTCAATAAGATTGTCATTAGACGGGCAGAAGTATCTATGATTGCTGGCACTCCAGGGGCAGGTAAATCAACACTTGCCCTTGCGATTGCCTTAAGATCTAAAGTGCCAACGCTTTATATAAGCGCAGATACTAATGCTCATACAATGGCTATGCGTCTGCTATCAATGATTTCTGGTCAATCACAATCCGTGACTGAACAGATGCTCATAGAAAATGTTGATGAATCACGGAAAACAATCAACGAAAACTCAGGACATATCTTCTGGTCGTTTGAATCAGCACCTTCATTGGTTGATTTAGATATGGAAGTATCTGCTTTTGAGGAACTATGGGGTTGTCCACCAACCTTAATCGTCGTCGATAACCTAATGGATATTGCTAACGATGGTGGTGAAGAGTTCGCAGGAATGCGTTCTACAATTAAAGAACTGAAATATCTTGCAAGAGATACTAATGCTGCGGTTCTTGTCCTTCATCATACGAAGGAATCTTACCCTGGTAATCCGTGCCAGCCTAGATCAGCATTACAAGGAATGGTTGCACAACTACCAGCCTTGATATGTACAGTTGGAACAAATGCTCCTGGATATATTGCTGTCGCACCTGTTAAAAACAGATACGGCAAAGCAGATCCAAGTGGAGATACTTCGTTTTGGCTACAATTTAATCCTGAAGTGATGGAAGTTTCCGATATCCCCGAAAGAATATGAGTGCTAGGGATATCTGGGAATTAAACCCAGACTATAAAGATTCCATGGACATTCGTGGTGAACCTACCAAGATATGTCCGTGTGGTTCTTTTATCTGGAAACTACTCGTCGAATGGGATGACGATAGTGATACAATAAGTTCATACTTTATCGATATGGAGTGTGCTGTCTGTGGGACAAAGGCAACAGCCCCAACAGAGGAGAGACTATGAAGAAAAACAACCTGAAATACATATTAATGTGTTTTGTGGTCTTTGCGGGTACATGGCATCAACCTGCGGCTGCGTCTATTATGGGCGTAATCCATATGAGCCCGACTTGTAAAGACTTACAGTTGACAATTAGTCAGAGTAAAAAACTTGCTAAGAGTTACGCACTTATGAAAGTAAAACAAATAGGTTGGAATGACCGAGAGTGGAAAGCATTACTCACTCTTTGGACTAAAGAATCTCGCTGGGATTACACAGCAGATAACCCAAAGTCTACAGCGTATGGCATACCCCAAATGCTCAATATGCCTGAAGATACACCCTTGACAAAGCAAGTGGATTTGGGCTTGAAGTACATCAAAAAGCGGTATAAAACGCCTACTTTGGCGCTTCAGCACCACTTACGAAAGGGTTGGTACTAAGACTAAATGGCTAACAAGAATGGTCGCAAAGGATCTTTATTTGAAACAACTGTATTAAAATGGTTGCGTTCTAAAAACGTGGTAGCCGAAAGGCTAACTAAGGCTGGGGCTAAAGACGAAGGCGACATTGTTGTTATGGCCAATGGTAAAACTTATATCCTGGAACTCAAGGCGACTAAAGCACTCAAGTTGCCTGAGTTCTGGAATGAGGCAGTTGTAGAAGCAAAGCATTACGCAGAGGCTCGTTCAATTAGCGAGGTACCACCTTCTTATGTTATTATTAAACGTAGGATGGCGGGAATAAATCAGGCATGGGTGGTGGAAGATTTTGACCAGTGGATCAAGAAAGTCACAACGTGTAAATGCGTTACCGATTAAGGAAATATTAGAACACTATGGAGCAAAAGTACCTGAACGAAGTGGATGGTCATCAATCAGATGTCCCTTCCACGATGACACCCATAAGTCAGCAACCGTCAGTACTAGAGAAAATGTATTTTGTTGTTTCGCCTGTCAAGTTAAGGGAGACACTTATAGAATTATTATGGACAGGGAAGGATTAAAGTTTCATGAAGCAATCAAGTTCGCAGAGAGAATCACTGGGAAAAGCAGCAAAATATTACGCAGCAGCAATTCACGAAGCGGAGGATTACCTCGCAGAACGGGGAATTACTCTGGAAGTAGCGAAGAAAGTGGGATTGGGCGTCGTGCTAGATCCAGTTACGGGGCATGAACAATATGAAAATCGTCTCTCTATTCCATATATTACGCGTACGGGTGTGGTTGACCTCAGGTTCAGATCAATGGATTCCCAAGAACCGAAATATATGGGCTTGGCTGGTGCAAACACACATCTCTTCAATACGAGGGCTTTTTTCAAAGCGTCGTCATACATTTGTATATGTGAAGGTGAGATTGACACGATCACGTTGGATTATGTTTGTGGTTTACCTGCGGTTGGGGTCCCTGGCGTGAATAACTGGAAGAAACATTATACTAAATTGTTAGCAGATTTTGATAAAGTCTTTATGTTTGCTGATGGAGATCAGGCTGGTCATGATTTCTCTAAGTCATTAACTCGTGAACTTGGTAATGTAATTACTGTTCAGATGCCTGAGGGTGAAGACGTTAACTCTATGTATCTAAAGCATGGGGCTGATTACTTTAGACAGAAGGTGGCTAACTCACAATGACCGTTTTAATTCCATCTGATAAAGGTTTTGAGTGTGGAGATTGTGACTTCATAACTGATGATGTATTTTTGTTCTTAGATCATTGTGATGTATCTTTTTCTTGGGGCATACGTTTAAGCAATAGATATACCCTTGATTTATTTGCTGTATTAGAGGCAATCAATCAGCAGTTAAAGAATGGTCATACTGAGTGTGCTGTTGACTTGCTTCAGTCTATAACATTATCTTTGGTTAATGCTTCTGAGGGTGAACAATCATTTCATAAGTTTGTAAATGAAGTAAAGACTGTTGAACTGGCAACAGACTTAATGCAAGGCATAGAGGAGATGCTAAAAAAAGATGAAAAACCTAACGACACTAAAGAATAATATTCCAGATCCTAGCGATTTTGAGATAGCAGTATGGGAAACAGTTGAGGAATTAGTCGAATTATTGCTTTCCAAGCATAAAGATTACGGCCCAAAGAACATAGCAAGTGCTCCTGGCGGTGCTATAAATGGACTAAGAGTTCGGATACATGACAAAACTGCACGTATAAATAACTTATATGACAGTATCAGAGACATGGCACCCGAGCATGAATCCTTTGAGGATTCGTTCAAAGACCTAGCAAACTATGCTATAATTGCATTGTTGGTACTGAGAGGAAAATGGGATAAATGATGGTAAGACACATATTAGGTAAACCATTTGAGTGGTTAATGCGCTTATTCTATAATATACACCTTACTATAGATCAAAACTCAGAGTGGTACTGTTTAAATCAAGAAGAGTTAGATACTATATGTGATGAGTTTATAAGAGACGACAGTAATGTCTTAAACCTATTTGGTGTAAGAGATGGTTCTATTGACTATGATCGTGAGTGTGACTGCATATGAAAATATTTGGACCTTACAAAGGAAGTAAACAAAACGGTGGTCGTCCTATCTACGTAATTAAACGTAAGAAAAAAGATGGCACTACTGAAACTACGTCTACCAATAAAGCACGTCTTGATTACAAGAAGGCTACTGGTAAGAAGTTAAAACGTAACCAAGAAGTAGATCACAAAGATAATGGTGGTCGTGCTGGTCGTGATGGCATATCTAACCTACGAGTTATATCTAAGAAGAAGAACGTAGGCTTAGAAAATAAAAGACGTGCAAAGAAGAAATGACTTGTGATCATATACTCAAGGCTTTTAATATTCCAATCTGTCCATTATGCGGAAAAGCAACTCATGACCCAGACTGGAATACTCTTAATAAAGCAGCAGAACAATGGCGCTTGGACAATCCAGACGCAAAATACGAAGGTTGGATGTCAATATGAGTAAAGCAATTGTAGTGATCTCAGACTTGCAAAGCCCGTTCCATGATGTAGATGCGGTCAATGCAGTCAAGAAATTTATCTATGCCTATCAACCTGATTCCGTAGTATCGGTGGGAGATGAAATAGATTTCCAGAGTATCAGTCGTTGGGCAAAGGGGACTGAACTTGAGTGGGAAAGATCAATAGGTAAAGATAGAGATACAACTGTAAAAATCCTTGAGCAATTAACTGTTGATACTATTGTACGTAGCAACCATTCAGATAGATTGTTCAATAAGATACGCTCATCTGCTCCTGGTTTCTTAGGATTACCAGAGTTAGAGATTGAAAAGTTTCTTAAGTTAGATGAACTTGGTATCACTTATTACCATGGACCTGTTGAGATTGCACCTAACTGGTTACTAATGCATGGTGATGAAGGAAATGTTCAACCGACAGCAGGGGCTACTGCTCTTGGACTCGCAAAGCGAAGTGGAATGTCTGTCGTGTGTGGACACACTCATCGCATGGGATTGGCTCATTACACTCAAGCATGGGCTAATGGATCTCGTGCTGTATGGGGTATGGAAGTCGGACATCTCATGAATATTAAACACGCTAAATACATAAAGGCAGGACTATTCACTTGGCAACAAGGGTTTGGTATCTTGCATGTAGACGGAAAGAATGTAACTCCCCAAATTGTGCCTATTATCAAAAATAGTTTTACAGTTGAGGGCAAAACATGGCGATGGTAAAAAGATTTATCGAAGATTACGAGGGAGTTGTTGGCTCTATTGCCTATGAATTCTCTCGTAAGTATCGCATGGTAGATGTAGATGACTTACGCCAAGAGTTATGGGTATGGTTTCTTACACACCCAAATAAGGTTAAGTTCTGGCATGACCAGCACGATAGGAAACAATCAACCAAACTTGTAGCAAGATCTTTACGTAATGCTGCTAAGGATTATTGTCAAAAAGAGAAGGCTAAGTCCGTTGGTTTCCGTGTAGAAGATAACTATTACTATGATAAAAACATGCTAGAATCGCTTATTCCTGCTGTTTTAACAGGCAATAGGGAAGCGCCAGCGATGAATGACCTTAGCGTATCTAACGTGAAGAAGGTCGCGTCTGAGGGTAATAACTGGCCTGCGATATGTTCTGATATTGAGAAAGCAATCAGTAAGTTAAACAAGGAACAGCGAGATATTGTGATCTTGCGTTACGCGAGTGGGCTTGAGTTAGGTGCGATAGCATCAGAGTTATCCATCTCTCAAGACGCTGTTCGTATGCGTGTTAATAGAGCATTAAAAACTATGTTAAACTATTTAGGTGGAAACTATCCACGCAAGGAACGGGACTATACAGAGGAGGAAATAAGTGGAGAACTCGATCAAACCAGTATCGACGGAAACGATAACGAAAACATTCCAGACGATACAGACGTATCTGAAGAATGATGAGTGGGTTAAGACACAAGACGAAGATTTAATTGATGCTTTACGCATGACCCAAGATGTTATCGAGGCTGTATCACAGCAGATATTTATTTTCTTAGATTGCTTTGAGCAATACGGGAGAGCATTAGAACAAACTATGCGTATACCAGCGTTTGATGTTCCGTCTGACAGCAAGGTATCTACTGAACCAACACAAACTTTTTCGAGTGTGAGCCTCGCGTGATATGCGTAGCGTGCCAAGAGGCGGGCAACATGAACGCGTATGGGCGTGAGCAATTAGCACACGAAAGGCATCAGGATTGTGAATACGCGGATTGCGTGTGTCAGCATAAGGTAGGTAATTGGATATTAAAAAAGCCCCCACGCAAGGACACGTAGGGGCTTCTATGTGTGGTATTAGGCAGATACCACTTGCTTAATTTCCGTACTCTTAACTGTGAAGTAATCACGCAACTTATGGTCTACTAGATTTTGCACATTACATATGCCCTCGAAATAGACGTCATCTCGCGTAGTTAATTCCACACGTAGTACATACTTCTCACTCATATTCTCTCCCTTCGTATCTCGTCTACAATTAGCATGAGCGTGCTATCTATGCACGACCACATTTCTCTATCAGCCATAAGGATACGCTTGGCTTTAGTCCACTCAGGCTTAGTTAATTCACGCCCGATAAGACCAACCAATTCCTCTTTACGCAAGAGATGAACTACATCTCCGTATGGGATATTCATTAGTCCAACCTTTCCACTTCGAGTACACGCTGAACTTCAGCCTCGTCTAATGAGTACACGTTCCACTCATCAACCGCGTCAATGGCTAAGTCTATGGCTTTTTCTGCGCCATCACACACAAAGTCTTGATAGACAACAACCAAGCACTTAGCCTTCACACGCCACCTTCCGTACTCACTCATTTATTCCACCTCTCTTACAATAGCATGCGTGGCACGCAGGGATATTATCCTGTATACCAGCATCACGTAGATTACCACAATAGCGACATTTCATAGCGCCACCGATAGTATCGTACCTATCACTCCGAGTATGGCAAACGTGAGCCAACCCATGAAGCGTAATTGTTCCCACACAGTTTCTTGTGTGAACTTGTCATCATAGTCATACATTATCCCACTCGCTTTCATCTTGCGTTCTTGGTTTTATATCTATATCTAGCGGATTATCGTATGAGAAAGTTAAACTGGTAGTTTTAATACCTCTCACACGCTGTTCCTGTGCGCGTTCATACTTGTCCATGTTTGCCCATATCCCTTCCAAGTCTGTCCATTGTAAGGAATACTCTAGGCACTCATCAAACGCGGGACAATCTAAGCAAGTGTTTCTAGCACGCATGGCTTCGGGTGTGTATGAGTATCTAAATCTAATACCCGTACGACTTCCGTCTGATAGATTAAACTCAGGAAACCAATCATCAGGCGTAGTGCTACCTGTACACGCGGCTTCCTTCTTGAACTTAGGGAAAGTCATAACATACCACCTTTCATTAGGAATACGCGGTAAGCGCACTCAGGTTTATCGCCTACGCAAGGTACGTGGCGACGAGAGCCACACGAAGCACATGGGTACTCGTATGGATTATCTATATCAAACATATCGCTAGGCAGGGGCGAATACCTAGCGGTAGTTTTCTTAGTGCTTGGCGAGTAAGTTATCTTCACGCGTATCGGGCCATCAATTTCCCAGCCTTCCTCAACGTGAAAGTACTCGCCAGCATTTAGCATGACAGTAGCGGTTTCATTACCAGTACGAGTGGTTTTCCACTCGATAGTATCCCACTCACTAACCTTCTTGCGTAGTGTATGTGTATCCACTTAGCACTCCTATCTTTGACATGCCACACGAGTAGCAATAGTTTCTTTCCGCGTTGTAATCGTGTACTGGCACCCATATAGGTACATCACACTTGTAGCAACGCGTGTCGATACACTTAGCAGTTCGCATCAGATAACTCCTTCTCGTGTCCGATTTGTCCAGCCTGTTTGCGATACGTGTGTGCCTTTAGTAGCCACCTACTCGCATCTACCATTTTGCGTTCAGCAAGCGCCAACTCATAGTGCTTGTAGCACATATCAGCCATGCTTGCGTATGCCCTTGCGGGTGGTTGTTTTGCTATGCGTTTCATGATAGCCCCCATGCTGAGTGATACGCTTGGTCATCAAGCGCCTTGCTTGTTTTCTTGTAGCACATGCAACCATCTGAAGCCATGTCGCACCATTGGCACACTAGACACATTGGACACGTAGCATCTGTATCCATACGTCGTTCATCTATCAACGCGTTGCATGCCACGCAAGGGAATAAACCTTCCGCAGTATCGTAAGCATCATACGTGTAAGGTGGGTAAAAACTGTCATAGGATTTACTGGGAACCCAGCGTGAGTATCCGTAGTCAGCCTTGCAACTATCGTTAGACCACCACACTTTACTCTCATCCTCTTGCCCCTTGTCTGCGTGTATCAAGTACATCTGATACTCAGCCTTAGGGTCAATAGTCAGCACGCACAACTTAGAGCCTGACGTGTATTCCTCTATCATGTTGTACATGTGAGGATTATCTAAGGCACTAACACCACCCATTTGCGCAAGAACATCTTCCGTAAATATGCGTGTGTCTGAACGTGTATCACCAGCGGGTATATCTATTGGTAATACTCCGTTGTGTGCCAGCACAGTTTGGTTATCTACCACGTAAAACGGGTGGCAGTTAGCCAAGTTAGTAGTGCCATGTGTTGCGTATCTTGCGTGCCATAAGGCGTAGTCATCAGGATACTTAGCACGCATCTCGAGGAAGCGATTAACCGCATCATCAGGATTCATTGTGTGTTCTACGAGAATACGCTTCTCGCTTGAGATGACAATGGCAAAGCCAAAGCCATCAGGATTGTTCATCGCGGAATACATCAACTTATCACGCGAAGGTAATACGTTAGGCGGAACTACGCATAACATACACATTAGTTTTCCTCGCTTTCATGTTCTCTCGAGTTTGAATACTCGAGGGTACTTAGCGCAATTTGCGCAAAGTTTTCATACTTGTCCTTGTTATCTAGTACGTATCCCATGAAACGTATCCAACCTAACTGGCTGTCATTCGGATTTATCTTCATGTTGCGTGTGTACTCAATGGCTGAGTGTAAGAACTCTACCGCTGATAACACACGAGTAGGCTTGAGTGAACCTCTGAACACTCGAACCTCTAGCGTGTGGTCGTTCTGTGAGTTAATCGCCTCGTATCTGTCGGCTGTGTGTCCGAACTTAACCTTAGGTACGAGTGCGCCTTTATCATTGAATCGTGCAAAGGCGCTTGTACGCCCTGCTATTGCACGAACTTGTGTGCCGTTGTCGTAGATGAGTTTTTGGAATCTCAACTCGTGAGCCTCATCACGCTTGCCTTGTTTGCGGAAAGCCGTACGTGATATATGTACGTGCAATCCACATGTATTTGTATCCCATGAACGGAAACCTTTCATGCGTAATCTGTTCATGAAACTCAAGTCGAGTTTTTTAATCTCGTCAAATGAGTGTGGGTGAGATACTATCTCGAAGCCGTTGTCGAGTGAGCCATCACGCTTGATGTATACACGCTTGCCTAGTGTGTCTAGCACTAATTCAGCGCCATTCTCACAGCCCCAACCACGCTCATCCTCGACCTCTAACTCGAAGCCGAAGTAGTAGTTATCTGAGCCGTAGAATTGCGGGTCTGGCTTGTATGAGTACTCGTAAATCAGGCTGTCTGACTCACGATAACACTCATGTTCTCCGTCCTCGTACATTGTGTATCCACAATCATCACAATCCCAACCGCTATCAAAGCAGTTAGTACACAACTCTCTATCCCGTAATTCCGAGTAGTGAGTTTCTGTGAACATGCGATTACACCAGCCACACTCGGTAATCTCGCCAGCATCGTCATACCTGATATAACAGGCATAACATACGCGGTTTCTATCTACCGAATATGTGCCACCGCCTATGAGCATTACAGCATTACACTCACAAGTGTATGAGCAGTTAGCGTGTACTGTGTACTTCTCGCCATCATCATCTTGCGCCTGAACTGATACGCATTGACGAGGCAATACACGTAAATCATTTTCCTCGAATATGAGAGAATTACAACCCTCACACATGTCTCGTGTGGTGTCATCTTCAGGCATATGTTCGAATGGCATGAGTAAGTCATACAACCTACTCGTGTTGTAGTCTGCGAACTTCTCGTACAAGTACTCGAAGTCGGACATACTAAGCGTATGTTCCATTGTTTTAGTACGTGTGCATCTTTGGCAACGCTGGTCGGATAGTGAGTACGCATCAGACCCTTCCATGAAGGTTATTATGCGTAGCATACGTCCACCACGTCCACAATTACACATACCCCACCCGTCCTGCTCGATATAGGTGTGGTTTAGTTTATCGCGTGTTTCTTGCGACAAACCAACGTACCAATCATGAGTTTCTATCTCACGATAGTAGCCAGCAAACGTACCCTCGTCAGGGGGTATCCGTGTAGTAGGCATGATTTACTTCTTTCCGTTCATCTCACGGATTTGACGTGTGAGTCTAGCGTTGTGTAGTGCGGTGGTAGTGATAAGCGTGATACTTAGCGACAACGCGATAATGATTGCGATGCCGTCTGTTATCTCGATATACATGTGGTTCCTTTCGTGTAAGGTAGAAAATCTCCCCCGAGTGAAAGGAATAGGTCATGAATTAACCTGTAAACACTCGAGAGAGATTCTCTAGGTAGCCTTTTGACTACCAAAACCAACTATACCACAGCCTAAAATTGGCTTAAAAAAGCCCCAAAGAAAGAAAGAAACCTGTGCGTATGTAAGTCAATAGAGTTTTAACTTGGTTCACAAACGAATCGTAGGCGTGTGCCAGTACGCGTGGCAGCGAGGTATGTCGTGTGCGTGCGTGCTAGATGACGCCTGTGCGTGTGTGCAACAGCGATGTATGTAGCACGCGTGCGTGCTGGAGTGCGCTGGAAATCGGACATTTCGGACATGCGCTTGGCGCTGGTGGGAGATGCCACCAACACAAACCCCAAAACGGAATCGGACAAAATAGGACAAAACGCCCCAGTTTCACGCTCAAATTAGGTTTTTTGCTTGGCTTGGTATAGGCTTGGATTAATGCCAAATAGGCAGAGCAAAACCGAACAAAGGAAAAAAACAAATGAACGCACAAATAAAAGAACTAACTGCTCAACTGCCAATCAGCGCAGATGTTCAGAAGTCAATCGCCAACCGCTTGGAATCAGCATTAACCAAGAAGGGAAGCGCATCAAGCCGTTTACGCATGGCATCACAAAGCCTGAACGCGTTAGCGGAGAAGTACGAAGCAGACACAGACGAGAATGGCTACGCGGATTTATTCGCCCGCATTTTCGAAATCGGCGCTCAAATAGGCGTGGATAACAAAGCGGAAGCCACACAGAAAACAAGCAAGAAAACCACACGCGAAAACTGGCACGATGCAGACAGCGCAGAAGGTCAGGCGATAATCGCGGGAAGCAAGCCAAAGCCACGCAAGACCAAGAGCGCAGACACCGCGCAAATGACCGAAGCAAAAGAGCAAATCGCAATCCTGCTCGACGTGTTGAACGGACTTGCAAACATGAATAGCAGATAGTCAGCCAACACAAACTCAGCCCCGTATGCGTGCGAACGCGTGCGGGGTTGTTTTTTTTACGCGTGTACGCGCTGGGGCTCTGCCCCAGACCCCGCTGGGGGACACCCCCAGACCCCCGAAGCCCTGAAGGACGCGCTAAGGCGCGACCCCAGTGCTTTAAACCGCCTGCGGCGGATGTATACACTATCAGTTCTAATTTTTTTCACATCATATGAAGCCAGTAATTTATACTACTTTCAAACACGGTGCGTTCGGTTTACCCCTACTGAACGGGTTAGTATATATGTACCGTAAAACGAGCGTGAAGTAAATAGCGAGTTTCTCGGAGCGCTTATTGCGCTCCTCGTTTAGGGGGTAGTGAGGCGCCTAGAGGCGCCGAACGAAGGGGGATCTTTATGGAGGTTATATATGGGGTTTAAAG